CGCCGGCTGCGCCCGGCGGTCCTCTTTCGCCGCGCAGAGTGATTCGTTGCGCGTTTGTTTCCGCTTCGGCGCGCGCGAGCCGCTCGACCATGGCGGCGAATTCGGCGCGCGCCAGCTTAAGCTCCGCCTCCATGGCGCGCCTTTCCATGGCGAATTCGGCGCGCACCTGCGCGACCACGCGGGCCAGCGCGAGCTCGAGCCCTGAAACAGCCTCAGACTGAAAAGCTAAGGGCAAAAATTCTTGCGGCATTGACATTGTCCGGTTGCGGCTGCGCTGGCGCCGGAAGCGCAAGCGGAGACGGCGTCGCGGTTGGATCAGGCGGAGCGCCGCGTTCGGCTAGCGCGGCGAGATTGTAATTCTGTTGCTGTAGATACGGCGCCTCGCCGCCTTTGGTTGGCACCAGGTTAAATTTAGCTCGAGCTTCGTTCGGCGACAGGAAGCCGGCCTTGACCGCATCGCCGGTAGTCTGGATTTTTGTTCGGCTATCCATGCGCAACAGATCATCAAGATCAAATTCGGTTTCGAAGCCGGTGCCCTCGAGTCCAAGGCCGTCGTCGAGCAGCGACTCGATCGACTCGATGTGGGTCTGCAGGCATTGCGAATAGTATTGCTGGTTCAGCGCCTCGACGTTGTCGAACGACGGCGCCGCCCCAATACCGATCATGAACGGAGGCACGTGAAAAACGCTGCAGACGTTTTCGGCGCTCCATTTTAATTGCTCGATCAATTGCGCCGCTTCGGCGCCGACCCCCATGGCTTCGAATTTGAGGCCGTCGCCGAGCACGGCAATACGGCCAGCGTTATCGCCGGAAAACCGGGTTTCCCATTCGTTTTTGATGCGCTCGAGATGCTCTTGTTGGATGGTGTTCGGCGTCGTCAAGATGCCACCAGGCCGGGCGCCCTTCTCAAAGAAAGCGGCGGAGTGCCGTTGGATGTTTAGGCCCTGCATCGCCGAAAGGCTGGCCGCCAGGATCGGTGAGATGCCGCACAGCGGATGATAGAGCGGCGTCGAGATATCGTGAATGACTTCCGACGCCGGCACCTCGATCGGCAGAGGCAGGCCGGACAGATTATCGGCGGCGAACGAATAGGCGATCGAGCCGTCCGGTGCGACCAGCACCTTGGCACGGGTCGGCTCGAGCACGTAGAGACGCACCACGACGCCGCGGGCGTCGCGCTCTTTCAAAACGTAGGTATTCCCGTGGATCAATTTGCTTAGCAGCCACGTCTCGATGAACTTGCCGCGGGTTTGATAATGATTTGGCTTGCGCAGCACCGGCGAGAACGCCGCCGACGTTGCCTCGACGGAAATGCCGTCGTCGCGCTCGCGCATTAATTTGAGGCCGAGCTTGCCGATGTCGGTCGAAATCAGCGACAGGCAAGAATAGACCGCGAAATAGGTGACGATGGATTCGGCCTTGAGCTCGACGTTGCGTTGCCAAGCGCCGGCGAAGGGCTCGCGAATGACCGGCCACCACCAGGAGCCGCGGTCGCCATAGAGCGGCGTTTGCGGCATCGGCACCGGCGCCGTTTTGCTGATCGAAACATGCCAATTCAGAATCCGCATTATTTTTGCGCCCGCAAATCACGTCGCAAATAGCGGCGCTTGGTCTCCGGCTGCTCGATCGGCATCGCCGGCGCCGCCGGTGGCGGATCGTCCGCTCGCATATCGCGAGACAGAATGCGCGCCTTTTGGCCGCCGAGACCATCAGGCGCGCACAGCAGTTTCGCATCCGCATCGCTGGCGTTGAACTCGTCACCGGCCTTGCGGCCGGCCCAAGATTGCAGCGCCAGCAACCGCGGCATGAGCTCTACTCGGCGTATTTAGCGTTTTGGATCCATGCAACCGCTGATGCTCTTCGTCGAGCCCAGTTGATATAACGCTCCGCCTTGATCGCGATCTGATTCAACTGCCAGAGCGAAATCATGTTGGTCGATGCGGTCGGCGGCGAATCTGGCGCCGAGTCCATATTCAGAGAGGCCTCGCGGCTAACGTCGATCGTCACCTGGCCATCGTCGGCGAGCAGCACCTCGTCGGCAATCAAGAAGATCAGCGGATAACCGTCCGCCGGCGAGCCGCCGGTCGCCGGGATGTTTTCCGATGTCACCACCGGATAACCCATGAACGTTCCGCCCTGCGCGTTGATGCCCTGATAGATGATCTGGCCAAGGCTGTTTTGCGCGAGCGACAGCGCGACCGCCTGTTGCTGGGTCATGATCCAAACGCCGGAGCCGATCGGCTGATTGGTCACCAGCAAGCCCTGGAACATCAATTTTAGATCGGCCCGCAGCGCCGCCATATTGACACCGCTCGGCGTCCCCGGCGTGATGCCATTGATGATCGATGCCGGCGAAACGTTGGTGACGGCGGCAACGCTTGGATCAACAAATTGCCGATCGAGGAATTGCGTAATCCCGCGCGCCAGGTCGGTACGAACAACATCCTCTGCGGCCGGGTTTGAGAAGCGAACGAGCTCCTCGGTCAAAACGACAATTCCCGCCGCCTTGGCCCAGCGCATGGTGATTGAATCGAACGCCATCGAGGTGATGGGCTTCGGCGCCGCCTCACCAACCCAGTTGCCGGTTGTTCCGGCGGTCGCCCGCGGGATGGTGATGTTAAACGGCACGCGCCGCAGTCCCGGAATGCGGCCGATGATCGTCAGCGGCCGAAGGAATTCGGCGAATTCGCTGGTGGCGTTTTGCGCGACAACAAGCGGTGACGCCCAAGTGCTGTCATACGTCGTTCCCGCCGGCACCGCGGCTTTCATCAAATAATGCTCATGGTCGTCGAACATCTTGACGACCTCCGGCGTCGATGAATGCCAATCAGTGCGGCTCTTGGCGAATTCTTGCGCCTCGAGCCGGTTGCCTTTGCCGGCGGCGAGCGCAATCACGTAGCGCACGAACGCCGCGCCCTTCGGTGCCACCTGCCGCATTTGAATGATGCTGCTCGCCTTGGTGACATCGCGCGAGGCGGCCGCGGCGTCGACGCCGTTGCCGACAACCGGCGCGGCGCTGGCTTTCTGTTGCTGCGCGAGCCGTTCCAGCCGGCTGATATGTTCGCTGATCGCCTTGATCTGCGTTTCGAGGCCGTCGTATTCCGTAGCTTCCGCCTCGTCGAGCGTGCGCGTCTCGTCGGTCGCGCCCGCCATCAAGGCGGTCATTCGATCTTGCGCTGTCTTGCGCTGTGCTTCGTAAGCGGAAATCTGTTCCGCAATGGTCGCGGGCATAGCCTTAGCCTTTCGCTGTTGGGGTTTCGCCGGTGCGCCCGTGACGCCGGGCAGTTCCCGCGCTTCGCTTTCATCGCCGGACGCGGCAAGCGAAGCGTCGTCGAATTTTTTGATCGCCGAGATTGAAGCTTCAGAATTCGCCGGCACTGTCACCAGCGAGAGCTCCACCACCTCGGATCTTACAAACCTAACGCCGCCGTCGTCCATGAAATTGAGCTCGAGCGGCCGGAAGCCGATCGACACTCCGCGCACCAGGCCGAGCTTGACCGCCTGCCATGCGTCATCGATGCGGGATTTGAGCGCGCCGGGCTCGGTCGGCTTGGCAAATTTCGCCGAGAAGCTGACGCCCTTCTCGTTCGGCGGATCGAGCGTCGCCCAGCCAAGCGGCTCGCCGTGCTTATGCTGCCAGATCAGCGGCAAGGGATTTTTGAATTCTAAACCCTCGCTCTCGACGATGTCGCCCATTCTATCGGTCGACGGCGTCGAGGCCATGCCGCGGATGATTCTTTCATCCGCCGCCGGGTCTTCGCTGCCGACCCGCTTGATTTCAAGCGTCGAGAACGCGCGCTCGAGATGCCGTCGCGAGATTTCCTTTTTAATGAGCATCGGACACCCTCCGGCCCTAGCGTGGCCTTGATGCCGTGCCCCCTAGATCTTGTGCTGCCGCAAGCGTTGTAACTTTATTAGGGATAATCGGCAAATCGCCTGCGGACGGGTTGCCCCAATGGGACCGATTGTCTAGGCTCTCCGAATCCGAACCAGGGGAGCAAAATGAACCTTTATCGCGTCCGCATGACCCGCCTTGTAGAGCAAGAAACAAATATCGATGTCATTGCGCCGTCGGTCGAACAGGCCGCGATCAGTGCCATCGATCAAGTGCATGATGGGCTGCTCTGGAACGACAGCCGGTATGAGCCTTCATCGCATGC